GCAACTTGAAAGTGTTGAAAAACAACTATCAGAATTGGAGGATTGATGGATAACAGGATTGATATAGACTTTGAGCGGCTGTGTTCAATGGAAAATATCAAGACTGCAAGGGTGGGGGAACGACACTTCCGGCATAACTGGATATCGCTCCCCTGCCCCTTTTGTACTGGTGATGAGGGTAATCATCTAGGGTATAGCAGGGAGTCTAAGGTATTTACATGTTGGAGATGCGGCAGACATACGATTGGGGAGGTACTAGCTTCCTTACTCAACATGTCAAAAAGGGATGCAGTAAGATATGCTATGACACACTATCCAACTAACCCTTTTGCGGAACCTTTTATTGCATATAAACCTAAGCGCAAGAGGGTATTAGAACTGATAGGGAGCAAAATTCCCTCTCAAATTCATATAGACTACTTAACCAATAGACGTTATTGTGTTGAGGAGCTTATCGATAAGTGGGATTTACGGTTCACTTTAGACCACGAATCCCATGGGTATCGCATAATCTTCCCTATCTGGTATGATGGTCGTTATGTATCCTATGTTGGCAGGGATGTTAGCGGTGTACACCCTAAAAAATATCTTACTTGCTTTCCTGAAAACGAGGTAGTGAGCAATAAAGATTGTGTTTGGGGAGTACAGCGAGCTACTAAAGGCACGGTTATAGTTGTAGAAGGGGTATTTGATGCAATCAGGATAGGCGAGGGGGCAATTGCAACCTTAGGGACTAGCACTAACTTAAAGCAAGCACAAGAGATTGCTAAGCGATTTAAGTCTAGCTATATATTGTTTGACAATGAGGCAGATGCACAAGCTAGGGCAAGAAAGTTTGCGGAAACATTAGGGGCATTGAACCCTAATCACAAAAGCAGAGTTATCTCCATCAACAACCCGGACATCAACGACCCATCCGAGTTGCCCGACGAGATAGTAACACAAATAAGAGGATTGATAATTTAATGTTAAAACGAGTTTACAGAAATACTTCGGCAGATACAGCTATGAGAGTCGCCGCTAATATGGCGGAAATTAATAAAGAAGATCATGAGCAACTCATATCCTTTATCCCCGAGTCTATCTGGGATATTGTGTTGAATATGACAGATGAAGAGATAGGCATCCTAATCCGTGATCAAATACTTTATATAACTTCCGACGGTGAGGTATCCCCTAAATTTATTTCTAAAGAGCCTAATAAAAAAGCAGCTTCGGAAATAATGATAGAGAATACAAAAAAATACATGTTAAAATATAAAACAGTGCGGCGGACTACTTTAGCTAGGATGAAAAAAGAGTTGACTACCGCACATGCTCCGGAGATAGACGGGTTTTACAAAAGTGACCGTATCCCATCTCGCTATCGCAGAAAACGGGAAATGATAGATGACGTAATAGCCAACGCCCCTAAAATGCCCAGAATTGTACTAAAAAAGAAAATTAGAGAGAAATAACTCATTACAATGCCATTTAAACGAACAATAAGGCATGTTGTAGGGGTTTTTATACCTTAACTAGTACAAACACCTTACCTCACAGTTAAAAAGGCTTGTAGGGGCTTTAAAATGAGTTTAACGGTTTACCAGAATTTTGCCTTGTTTTTTATTTTTAGTCTCTTTCTCACGTGTGTGTACATACGTGCGCACGCATTAAAGTCTTAAACCTTTATCTTTTAACCTATTAGCCTTTTAAGTATTAAATCCTCTCCTTTCTTTTTCTTTGGTATGGGGGGTAATAATGTATCATGTATTTATTCTTTTTCTTTATAGGGGGTGTGGGGGAAACCTTTCTTTTTCTTTTTAGGGGGGAATACCTTTCTTTTTCTTTAAATTTTCACAATACAAACAAACTAGCTAATTAACACCGCTAAAAAAAAATAAAAATAGTTGCCCCTTTTTCTAAGGCTGGTGGCATAGTATAGCGAACACCGCAAGGTATGTTTAACCACAAACGAGAGGTACACAAAAATGAAACCAACACCGAAAAGTTACCAAGAATTAGTTTATTATTATGCGAATATATTACCGCTACTTAGTACAGCTAGAAAAATAGCTTTAGAAGCAGGCATGGAGGATAACATCATTGATTTACTCCGAAGTCAGTATTATGATGTTGCGGAAACAGTGAATTTGCTTAATCATAAAATATACTCCGCTGAAAAAGTTAGATGGTGCAATGAATGAAGAAGTGTGCTGGTGTACATCGGGTTAATGATGATGAATGGTATACCCCGAAAACAACATCTGATAAACTTGCAAGGTGGTTATACGGGAGGCGTAAAACCGCAACCGCCAAAGGTGGCGAGCGAAGCGAGGGCTTGCCCTGTGGTAAGTCAATAAGAGGTTGATGTGGAAGTGAAAATGACAAAAGTGAGGGAGCGCTATCCAGTAGACTTTCTCAAGTTCTATGATGCCTACCCCCGTTTCCGTAGGGCGGGGTATGTAAAACCTTATCAGTCCTGGCAAAGACTGATAAAGGAAGGCAGACTACCATCTATTGATGTGATTTTAGATTCTATAGAGAAATCTAAGCAACTTGAGCAGTGGCAGCAAGATGGGGGCAGATATGTCCCTCATATGACTACTTGGTTAAATCAGTGCAGATGGGAATCTGAGATAGTTAACCATGCTCAGGTAGTTAAAGAAGAGTGGTATATAGCAGACAACAAAGTACAACAGGAAGAAAATAACCTGTGGCTAGAAATGCGCCAAAACAAAGTGGAAAAGGATACTTACAATGCCGCTAAATTCACGATTTACCCCACGGATTTACTTTATAACGTGTTTTACTTTTTTGAGTATAATGCTATAACTTTATATATTAACACCGACAGCATGTTTCCCCGTCCTTTTGCAGTGATAGATGCCATTCATGATTTAGTGGGGATTAAATTTAGGGGGGAAGAGGTTACTTTAGAGGATGCCAGTTCTTTTGTTACTAACTTTCAGTCCACGGTGATAGCAATAGTTGCTTGCCGCTATTGTGACGCTTCAGGAGTTGATGCTATTCAGGGCTTATCTTTTTCCGAGGCTGAGTGCTTAATTTTACGCAAGGTACTTTGTGCACTAACTACCCCTAAAGTATGTGTGGCGTATAGGGAGCGTTATAAGGTTAGGGCTATTTTGCCATGTGAATCGTGGCTTATGGCTTTTAGTGTTGATAATTTTTTAGCAGGGCTGCAGGAGGTATTATAAGTGATTTCAATTCAAGATGTATCCATCGACGCTAGTATGTCACGGGATATTATTATCAATGCTATCACCAGTACTGAATACCTGAAGCGGTTTGTAAGTATACCTGAATGGAAAGGGTTGATACCTATCGACTGGGCCGATTCTGTACTTGCTGCTTGTGTGATGTTTTATAAGAAATTCAATGGTGCACCTAAGAAGCAGTACATTTTGGATTACTTAGATCGTAACCAGTCATCCTTTAGGTTTAAGGATGATAGCCTCCCCTCGTTGATAGAGTTTCTTGAAGGGCTACCCGAAGAGGTAAGCATAAACCCAGATTACGAGATACAGAACACAATACAGTTCTTTCATAAGCAATCCCTCCATATAGCAAATGAGCGGCTAACATCGGCATTAAACTCCGGTAATATAGAGTTAGCAGAGCAGGCTATCAAAATACGCTCCTCTGAAATCGATGAGGTTGAAGAGTTAGACGTGCTGGATATGGATGAGGATTTACAGGAGGCAACAGAGAGGGCAGAAGAGCCATTGTTGAATATGGGGGGGGCTTTTGGGGAACTATTATCCCCTCATATCACAAAAGGCAGTTTAGTATTTGTTATGGCAACAGCTAAGGCGGGCAAGACTTGGTGTTTATATACAATAGGCACTAAGATTTACAACAGCGGTAAGAATGTTTTGATATTTGCCGCTGGCGACTTAGATAGGTTGGACAATAGCATACGAATCGGGCATATTATGTCCAGAGGAGATACTGCTAGTAGTGTAGCATATAGTGGGGTATTTGCTTTCCCCGTTATAGATTGTAGGTTGAATCAAGATCAGACTTGTGATAGGTCAACCAATTGCCATGCCTTACCGACTTATGTAGAAGAGATGATGAAAGAGATGGATAGCCCTGAACAGTTATTATCTACTTTCCCTGCGGGCTACTCCCCTTGTGCTAATTGTAAATCATGTCCCGATGCTGTACTAACTTGGGCATACGAGCCGAGGGATGTACAGTATAAAGGATGGCAAGGTTTAAATACTCACAAAGAGATAAGCAAAAGGCGTAATGGTAGGGTGAAGTTTAAGATAAAGGTTTATCCAAACAACACCCTTACGACCAAAGAGATTGAGCGTCAGGTAAAACATTGTGTAGAGGTTGAGGGGTGGACACCTGAAGCGGTGTTGATTGACTATGCTGACATTATGGCGGACGAGGAGGGTACTTATGGTAAGGACACAAGAGGGGTTGAAAATGAGCGATGGAAAAATTTAAGGCGGTTAAGCCAGAGCAAATATGGTTATGGTGTGATTACCTTGACACAGTCTAATCGAGGTGGGTACTCACAAGACTCATTAGATGAAACTAATGTGAACGAGGATAGGCGTAAGTTAGATCATGCCACAGCTATATTTGCTTTAAACCAAACAGACACAGAGAAAGATTTCCGTATAGCACGCATGGCATGTTTAAGGGCAAGGGGCAAGAGCATGAGTAAACGGCGTGAAATTGTGCTGTTACAAGCGTATGAAGCTGGTAAATTTGCACGAGAGGCCTTTTGGCGGCGAAAAAGTAACAAAAAATGAAAATAGTTGCCCCTTTTTTTGGGGCTGGCGGCATAGTATAATGAACACCGCAAGGTATGTTTAACCACAAACGAGAGGTACACAAAAATGAAGCAAATTACAGAGCAACTCAACAAATTGGGGGCATATACAGAATTTGATATACAAACCCATATTACGGATATTCTCCGACAGCAACTGAGAGATGGGTTTATTAATGAAGTACAGTTTACAGCACTGCAAGGGCTTGTCGATAAAGCCTATCAGGACAAGCAACAGCATGACGCTGAGAAGGCCGCACTAGAAGATGAAATCAAGCGGGCGGTAGTCGAGCTTGGGGTATCCGTTGAGGGTGAAAATGTTAAAGCTACTTTTGTTAAGGGGCGACTCTCTTGGGATGGTAAGGGGTTGGAAGGATATGCTGTGGCTCATCCGGAGGTAATGGTATTCCAGAAACAAGGCAGTCCTTATGTACGGTTTACTTATAAAAACAAATAAGAAGGGTAGATTAACATGACACTTGATAGATTGGAAGTAATTGAAGCTGTAGAAGTAGCAGCAAAAGCCACTACTAGTAAAGGTACACTTGCCGTTCTAGGGGCAGTGAAGTTTGATGGGCAGCGTGTTTCGGGGTATAACTTAGATTATTATGCCTCTGCGCCTTTAGTGACAGATTTTCAAACTGTGGTGGGTGTAAAACCCTTCTTGCAATATCTGAAATCTTTGACTAGTACACAGGTTGATATTGAGGTGATAGAGGGAAATATTACAGTAGGATTTGGTGATACTAAAGCTACTTTTCCCACATTTGACGTAGCAGACGTACCATCTTTTGAGATTAACCCAGATACAGACAGACCTATCCCTTTTGATTCTGATAGGTTCCGTACTATTGTTGCTGTATGTACCCCATATGTGTCTTTAGACCAGACACGTATGGTACTAAACGGTATACATGTATCTCAGGATGATGACGGTATTGTGTACGCTTGTGCTACGGATGGCCGGCGGCTTATTCGTGTTCCCATAGGTGAAGTTGCGGAGGGGTTTGATGCAATCATCCCCATAGAGTACCTTAGGCTGATAGCAAAGGAGTCTATCACACATATTAATGTAAATGACACCAGTATAGGGTTTACTTGCAAATCTGGTAACTTTTATGCGGGTAAACTTATTAATGCAGTGTACCCGAACGTAAAGCAGGTTATACCACCTGATAACGGAATGCGTAAGGTTGTCCTCCCCGAGGATATAGTTACTCGTCTCAAGCGTTTGGAGGTTGCCGGCAAGGGGGTATCTGTTACACTAGATATTACCCCTGAAATGTGTACAATTACAACCCAGACAGGTGGGATAAAGTTAGAGGATACATTCGAAGTATCCAGTGAAATTACAGATACACTGATATTTAATGTTTCCTATTTGATTGGGGTAGTTAGTGCCTCAAATATTCTCCTAATAAAAGATAGTTCATCTCCCATAGTTGTTAATTATATGGGAGGCAAGATTGTATTGATGCCAATGCGTAATTAATATATTTCTCCCTCCAATTCCCTATCAGATGACCCTCTCTCTGATAGACCTGAATGCTTACAGGTATCGCATAGCAGTTTCCCTTCACACTCCCGTTGCTATGAGTGGGCAACCTCGGAAGTAAAGCCTTCCACCTTCTCTTTACAGGAGTTTAAATGTCGTTCCTTTTTGATATGAGTGAGGTAGTAAGTACATCTGTTACATCTCAATGTTCTATATGCCCTTTTGCGAAGGGGTTGAAGGAGAAGCTAGAAACACCTCAGATGCTTAGACGAGGCACGACAGCATCTAAATTACTAATTGTTGGTAATGCTATCTCAAAGTATGCTAAGCTGTGTGACGTAGCAGTAGTACAGAGTACCATCGCTCCATTAGTTGCTCTGATACCCTCTGAATTTACCGTTTACTATACTCCCTCAGCTTTGTGCTACAGTGAGCATACAGAAAAGGCTTCTGTTGCAGTACAATGCTGTAGCTACAACTTATTACAGATGGCCACAGGGTTTCAGTATGTGCTTTTGTCTGGTTCAAATGCCATTAGAGGGTTTTACCACCATTTGAGACATGGTGGCTATGACGCTTTATGGCGGGGTAACTGTATACCTGACTATCGTATTAATAGCTGGGTAGTGCCCTTATTGGGGCATTTGAATAATGAGGGTAAACACAAAGCCGAATGGGAATTGATAAAACAGGATATTAAGGAGAATGTTATTTATGATAAAAGCTTTCCTACTTTCCGCCCTAATTGCATACTTAATCATCATATACTAGATGAATTGCAAGACGGGGACATAATTGCTTTTGACTATGAAACAAGTGGATTAAAACCCGACAATGCTGGGCACTTTATTTATTCTATATCAGTTTGTAAGGTGGGTAGTAATGATGCTTACTCATTTCTGCTTACTGACCAAAATAAAGCTAAGTGGATAGAGGTGCTTAAAAATCCTGAAATAAAGAAAATAGCTCATAACATTAAAATGGAGGAGCGGTGGAGTCGTGACATTCTGGGCACTCCTGTTTTAGGCTGGTTGTGGGATACTTGTATCGGAGCGCATTGTATTAATTCTATTCAAGGTAATAGCGGTTTAAAGTTCCAAGCCTTTCTTAACTTTGGGGTTGAGGATTATGCTTCCTCGTTAAGTAGCTATCTGAAAGCCTCTGATTCCAACAGCTTTAATGATATTATGCTGGCTGACCCTGATGCAGTGCTGCAGTATGGTGCTTTAGACGCATACTATACTGCTATGCTGTATCCAAGGCAATTAGAGACGCTCTCACGGCGTACTAATAGCCTTGGCAAGTCTTTCACGTATGGTGCTCAGCTATTCACTAATGTGCAACGTGCCTTTGCTTTAATGGAGTCTAATGGCATTGCTGTTGACACTGTTAAAATGCAGGAATATGAGCAAGAATTAGAAGACAAAAAACGAGTATTGCTAGATGACTTTATATCTAGTGATATTTACACACAATGGGAAAATAGGTTTAGGGAAAAGACTAATCTTAACTCTACTCAGCAGTTAAGTGAGTTATTGTTTACGGTTATGGGTTATACCCCTGCCGTTTTTACAGAGAAAGGAGTGCCCGCAGTTGATGAAGAAGCATTAGCGGAGTTAGGCATTAAAGAGCTAGATGGGTTTATACGTGTCAAAAAGTATAATAAGATAGTCGGTACTTATTACTCTCAATTTAAACGGGAGATAGATGGGTACGGACTAATCCATTGCGACATGAGATTAAATGCTACTATGACATTTAGAACATCATGCACTAACCCTAATTTGCAGAATATTAGCAGGCAGGATAAAGAACAAGCATATTACATCAGGTCTTTGTTTCACTCCCAACATAAGGATTGGGTATTAGTGGAAGCCGACTTAAAGGGGTGTGAGGTTGCGGGTTCTGCCTGCCACACTAAAGATGCTAACTTACTCGCTTACGTTTCCGATGCTTCCTTGGATATGCACCGTGATATAGGCACACAACTATATAAGGTGGATAGAGATTTAATCAGTAAAGATTTAAGGAGTATCACAAAGGTTTATACTTTTGGTACGTTTTATGGTAGTTACTGGAAACACTCAGGCCCTAAACTTTGGAAGCTAATAGAGATGTTGAAGCCAACACTCAAGGATGGTACTTTAGTACAGGATTACCTTAAAGGGCATGGCCTTAGAGATGTTGAATCTTTTACCAATCATGTGCGGGGGGTAGATGATTTCTTATGGAATGAGCAGTTTCCTGGGTATACAAAATGGAAACGTAAAATGGTGGAGTTTTATGATGAGCATGGATACGTTGATATGTTTACTGGATTTAGGCGTTATGGGCCGATGAACAGTAGACAGATAGTTAATACACCTATACAAGGCGACAGTGGTCATATCAATTTATGGCTTTGTCTATATGTGCTAAATCGTATAAACAAAAGCGGGATTCCTGCTAAGCTGTTTTTGCAGATACATGACTCTATTCTCGGTATTGTTCATCCCGATTATTTGAATGAATATTGCCGCTATTATAAAGAGGGTATAGTTGAATTACGTAAGCAGTGGGATTGGATGATTTGTCCGTTTGAAATTGAGTTTGAGGTTGCCCCTGTTGGTGGTAGCTGGTATGATAAAAAGGAGTATGTATTAAAGTGAGTGATAATGAATGGGAAGAGTACTATAAGGGTAAAAGAGGAATTCAAGCGATTATAAGTTAGGTCAATCTCAGTTTTGGGATGACGTGGCTAAAATATTATTGTGGTATGACGCTAGTGATGGAGGGGCGAACGAATGATGGGTGCTATTCAAATTTCAAGTGACGGAGGCCGGTTGGGTTTTACCGACCCTTTCGGGGATACTGTCGAATTTAAGTGCTATGGTGATGCCGTACAAGCTGTAACTGCTGGGGGCAAGCCTGTAGTTATACATAAAGAGGATGTGGCGACCATCATTAAACATCTGCAATGTTGGGTTGATAAGGGGACACGTGGTCCCTCTTCCTCTATTGAAGAGATTGTTACTAGGTGGGTTGAGGATGTAGATTGTGTGAAAAATATTTTGCACGCTAAATTACGTAAAAAAGTAGTAGATAATGTAGTGCGTTATTTGCTAATAAAAAACCCTAACCATGATAGTAACTGGTGGGATGCGTTTTTAAGCAAAACCATGCCCAAGTCATCAGGGTCTATTGGTGAGTTTTGCTATAACCATTTTAAATGGACGGACACACCTGAAGGAGCTACATTTTGGGAGGCTTTCTATAGTAGTGTGCACGACACTCCCCTCTCTTGGTGTCACCCTTTAATCTTTTGGGATGATTTGTATGCTGATTTGGAACGTATGGAAACAAAGTAGGAGGTAACAATGTTTGATTATGATTTATTAGCGCATTTGATTAAGCACATTAAATCTGAACGGCAGTACTGGGAATTAGATCATCCCAATCAACATCCGGTATCTGAATTTGAGTCACGGCTGATTGAGGACTTATTAGATGAGCTGGAGGGTAAGATGGGTGTAATGAGGACTGAGCCTAATACCCCTTTTGGTCAGAAACGGTATTTTGCATGAGTAGGACAACAGAGTATAGAGATACAACCACTCTTAGGTCACCAATGAAGATACATACAATCTTTAATTTAGACTATGTATTATTCCCTAAGTACTTAGTAAAGGTGTACAGCGGGGAGTTCTTATTTAAGAATAATAATGTAGTGATTACTTATGACTACTTACCGCCTAAAGGTATACCTGATAATGTTATGGCAGATTTAAACAATCTCCCTGATGGTATTCATGGGGTATATGCTGATGGTCGCTTTGTGCTGTATGATATTTATAACCTCGTTACTAAGTACTTAAACTATAAAGAGCGGTCTAAAATAATGACCTCTCTTGCTGGTAAGTTTGAGACGGTAGTTTTCCCCTATCAAGCCTTAGTGTCAGAGGAGGAAAGCGTACACACCTACCTTACTACCATGAGGGAGGGTGCTGTGTACCTTAGAGAGCCACGGGGTATGTATTACCAGGGGGATGTATCTCTCTCTATGCAAACTTGGTTACACTACAAGCGGGCCGAGCAGTACTTAGCTATTATCATAGAAAGGGTAGGGAAACAGTTTTTAATAGCTAGACACACAAATGGGAATGACAATATTGTTCATATACCGTATTACCTTACTGATTATCATTATGAGGTAGGTGCAACTATACGAGTAGAAATTACAGGGGACAGACACAAATTAATGGGGGTAACAGATGGAATTGTACAGAAAGAATAGACCAGACACATTTAATGATATAATAGGCAATGAGGAGGTAGTTAAGCAGCTTCAATCTATTGTCAAGCGCAAGGATAAGCCCCACTCTTACCTGTTTGTAGGCCCGTCGGGATGCGGTAAGACAACTTTAGCGCACATTATGGCTAAAGAGTTGGGGGTAGCTTCCATCATTGAATGGAATAGTGCTGATTTCCGTGGTATTGACTCTGCCCGTGAGTTGGGTAATGACGTGCAATTCATGCCTATGGAAGGTACTAGGGCTTATATTCTAGAAGAGTTTCATCAGCAAACTAAAGATGCACAGGAGGCTCTCTTAAAGGTGACAGAAAACTGCCCATCTCATACCTATTTCTTTTTCACCACTACAGAGCCTAGTAAAATCAATGCCGCATTAAAGACTCGTATGGTGATAATACAGGTTGAGCCTTTAGACCAAGAACAGCTAGAGGGTTTGGTGCGTTCTGTGGCACGTAAAGAGGGGCTAGAGCTTACTGCTGAGGTAGTAGCACACATAGCTAAGTCTGCTTATGGGAGCCCCCGTAGGGCACTTGTAATGCTAGAGAAATGTATTGGGTTAAGTGTAGAAGACCAGTTAAAGGTGGCGGGGTATGCAGACGAAGCAGAAACGGTCGCTTTAGATTTGTGCCGTGCTATTTACAATGGCAAAGCTACATGGGAGGACATCGCTAGTATCCTTAGGGATATAAAGGTAGAGTCGGAGCCTATAAGGCGTGCTGTTTTGGGCTACCTTAGAGCTATCTTGCTAAAACGTGATGCTGCTAAAGCATTTTTACTTATGAAACACTTTGAAAAGAACTATTACGACACAGGTAATGTTGGTTTGGTCATGTCTTGCTATGGGGCTTGGTTAGAAAATCAAGAATTATAAAAATAGTTGCCCCTTTTTTTGGGGCTGGCGGCATAGTATAATGAACACCGCAAGGTTCCTGTTTGTGGTTGTTGTTGGGTTGGAGTCATTACCTTGCGGTGTTCATTTCAAATATTTAGGAGTATTAAATGGCATTTGTTGTAGAAGTAGAAGAGGTTGGCACAACATTCCCATCTTTAGAGGAGATAAAGGACTCTGCTATGGAAGTGGGTTGCTATCGTGAGTTGGTAGACGAGTTGCGTAAAAGTGTTGATGCATGTAAGAGTGGGGATTTTGATGTACTTTATAAAACCAGGGTAAAGCATGTAGAGCTTCTAGGTGCTTTAAGGTTAAAGTCCGTTGAGGCGGCTGACAGGATGCAGGTTATTAAGTCTGAAATTGTTAAGGCTTTTTATGATAGCCCACGAGCGTTCATCTCTAATGCACAAAACAAGAACTTAACTATGGCGGAGTCAGTTTACAAGACACACCCGGATTACCGTAATGCAGTACAGGAATTTTATCAGTATGCCACTATGATGGAGATGGTTAGGCAGATGCTATTAGGCACACAAATCAAATCAGAAAGACTTTCTCCGTATTATGAAACGGAAGAATAAAAACACAAAACACAAGAGGAATAAACAATTATGACATTAAGAGAAAAGGCACGAAGGGCGGCGGCACTTCAAAGAGCAAAGCAAACTCGTTTTGGTTCACCATTTAACAAAGCATGGCAAAGTCGTACTGGGTTGCAGGCTATTAGGGTAAAGGTAACAAGTGGGAATGACCCCCGATGTGAGTGGCGTATTGTTCCTTATACTATGAAAGACCCAAGGCACAATCCTGACTGCGGCGATGTAGGTGGTTTGTGGTACAAGCGTCGTTTTTGGACGCATAAAGTAGGCCCACAGGAGCTCCGTGTTTGTTGCCCTCAGCGCACTTTTGGGCTTCCCTGTCCGGTTTGTGATAGACGGGCTTACCGGAAAGCAGAAGGTGCTTCTATGGAAGAGCTGGCGGTGTATAGCCTTTCAGAGCGTGAGTTGTTTAACATTTGGGATTTAGCTACTAATACCGTGGGGCTACTTGAACAGTCTACTTATCTGTTCGGGGATTCCTTAAATAAGGAGGCTAATGACCCCTCTAATGCGGATGCTGATGCTTACGTTTTACCTACTAAAGAAGGTAAAATACTCTCTATTCGTTTTGATGTTAGCAAATTTAAAAACGCCCCCATGCTGGGTAATGTGCAGTTTAAGGATGCTAAGGCAGCTATACCAGATGAAATTATGGCAAAAGCAGAGGACTTGGATGCTTGTTTAATTTGCCTGAGTTCCGAGGAGCTAATCGCTATGATGGATGGTGCTACTATTGATAGTAGCACACCTTCTAACCTCCCCGCTGCATCATCCCCCACAGTTAGACGTACTGAAGAAGTCAGCGAACACGCTACTGCTGATGAAGACCTTGATGAAGATGTCGAAGACTTTATTTTTTAAAGCATAACCCTGGGGGCGAAATAATTAGGGCCTCTATCTCTATCTCCCTAGTTAGAGTACCCCCTTTTTCAAAACCTATAAAGGTACATATATGGCAAGAGCAATAATAACTATTACAGCAAAAGAAGCAGAAGACGCTATACGGACATATGGAAGTATCAGCCAAGCGGCAAAGGTATTGGGTGTGTGTCGTGGCACAGTACGAAAAGCTAGAAATGGCGTATATGATACCCTAAGAGCGGAAGAAGCTAAGCCTGAGATAGTTGGTCAGCATATGGTTAATTATGGGGCATTAAGACGGCAGTATGAAGCCGAAAAAGCCCTTAGAGTGGAATTGCAGGAAGCGTTTGAATCTTACAAATCAGCTAATGACTTTATTGCTTCCCTCACAGATAAATTCCAAGAGCCTACTAAGATAATACCGAGACTTAGTAATAAGGACTCTGAATCCCTATCTTGCTTATTCAATGCTGATTGGCACGCTTTTGAGACTGTAAAGCGGCATGAGGTGAATGGGCTTAATGAGTTTAACCCTGTCATTTGTAGGGATAGAGTTGAGACAACTTCTCGCTTTTTTGTTCGACAGACCAATGCTTGCCGTGGGATTACAAAGATAAATGATGCAATGGTGTGTTACCTTGGGGACTTAATGAGCGGGCATTTGTGGCCTGATCAAGTAGAAAACAATTCAGGCAGTCCATTAGAAGAGGCCTTGTTTGTTTCTGACTTGGTGATAGGGCAGCTAAACTACATCTTAAAGCATGGTAAGTTTGATAAAATTCACGTGTATAGTGTGGATGGTAACCATAGCCGCATGACAGATAAGAAGCGTAAGGCAAATCGTGTGCATCATAGCTTGGAGTGGCTGCTGTTTCAGTTCGTCAAACGGTATTTTGAGCAGATGGGTGAAAAGCGGATTATCTTTAACATAGGTCAGGGTATCCATAATTATGTTTATCTTAACTATGGGATAGATAAGAGGCATCCAAACGGTCTTATTTGGCGGATCACTCATGGTGACGAGGGGTTTACGTATAAAGGTGGTGTAGGTGGTATTGGTATTCCTGTCAATAGGCAGGTACGTATTTGGAATGAGGGCACAAAGGCTGATTTGACTGTATTCGGTCATCTACATACCGCTGAGGCTAACTTGAAGCGGTATTTGGCTGTAGGCAGCCTAATTGGTATGACCCCTAATGGGTTGCGGTTCGAGTATGAACCGCCAACTCAAGCAATGGTAACAGTAGAGAAACAGAAGGGCATCACAGGGTATTATCCTGTGTTTGTCGGATGATTTGTGGGAGTGGTGGTTGATACTTTCTGCATAGCTGGCTTTATGGTAAGTGATTGTGGATGGTGTACACCTTAAATAAGAACTAGTATCAAGGATAAGTAATTTGTATGAATGATGGTTACTATAAGCCTATTACTGTTGAAACTTTAGAGGTGGCTGGGCTACGGTGGGCTTTCGAGGCTATGCGGCTACCGATAGAAG